GTGATGCAGGGGATAGGCTCTGGTGAGATCCAGCTACCGTTGCCCCGAGAGACAGAGATCCACGATGAGCGAGGACGACCCATCTACACGGACAAGGTGGAGTATGGGGACATCACAGCTACCATCGTGAGTCCGTTCGAGATGCACCTCCCTCAGGTTCACTGGTGGGATGGCGAGGACATGGGCTGGGTGATGCGAGAGTATTACACAGACATGGACATGCTGATCGACAAGTTCAAGGCACCGGGCCTGAAGCTCAAGAAGGGCGACGGCTGGCGGCTCGACAGGTTGGCGAAGGCGCAGACACAGAACACCCGGAATCTCCCCATCTGGTGGTGGGAGCGGATCGCCGACATGGTAGAAGGCTCAGGCCCCTCCCTATATGTAGGCACCCCTGAGACCTGGGAAGGGTACACGACAGTCCGGATCTTCGATAGGAAGCCGAACTCGAAATGGCCCCGAGGCAGGACAGTAATCACGGCCGGGGATCAGGTGATCTACGACTCCCCTAAGAAGAGAGGGGCAAGAGCGTACGACCCCCGCTGGCCGAAACGGTGGCACCCCTATATCCGGTATCGCTGGGAAGCCATGCCAGGAAGCATCAACGGTAGGTCGCTGGTATCCAAGCTCCTGCCCAAGCTGAAGAGAGTCAACGCGATTGACACCACCATGATCATGTGGCGGCGTACGGTTCCGATGTCCGCGTGGGTCATTCCGAAGGGGGCTCAACCCATCGAGGACCAGTGGCTCGGACGCCCAGGACAGATCTGGGAGTATGACCCGCGCAGGACTGCGGGCGCTGCTCCCGAACCTATCTACCCGCCGCCCTACCCGGCTGCGGCTGCTGAAGAGCGCCAGCAACAGATCGCCGAGATGGAGGCTATCGCTGGTACGGAAGAGATTTTGAGAGGTCAACGCCCTACCGGTGTCAACTCGGCCGCGATGATTGACATCCTGCGGAAACAGGCACTGGCTGGGCGATCCTCGATCCTTCAAGAATGGGACGAGGGGCTCCAGAAGGAAGGCTCGATCATCCTTCAGGAGGTCATCAAGAACATCCGGAACGACGACAGGTACGCAGAGAGACTAAGGATACTGGCGCGTGACAAGTCCAGCACACTGGCTATTCGTTCCTTCAGTGGTGCGGACCTCACGGACAACGTCATTGTCCACATCGACACGGCGTCTATGGCGCTGTCGAGCAAGGAAGCTAAGCAGGCCAAGGCCATCGAGCTGATTCAGTACGCGTCCAACCTACAAGGCATGCCGCCTGGGTTGCAGGCGAAGATCCTTGAAGAGATGGGCTACAAAGACGCTATGATCCCGCAGGGTGCAGACGTGGCCCGTGCGAAGCGCATCATGGCCTGGGTCCGACAGGAAGCGTATGAGATGATCGTACCGATTCCTGAAGACGATCCGTTCATCCTGTACGGGATGTTCGTGGAAGAGATGAAGTCCGACGGGTTCCACAACCTGAACGAGCAGCAGCAGATGGTGCTCCTAGCGTTGGTGGATCTGTACAAGGACATGGCTGAGCAGCGCCAGCAAGAGATCATGGAGATGCAGATGATGCAGGCTCAGATGGCCGGTGGCGGTGGTGGCGGTGGCGGAGGTGAACAACAGTGAACATCGGCCGCGCATACGCCATCGTCCGTGGTAGGATGAACGGGGACCGAGGAGCAGCAACTGCGTTCCTCAAGAGTATCCCTGCGGCTAAGCGTAAAGAGATGAACCGCCAGAACTCCAGTACCTACGGCAGGAAGATCAAGAAGGCGTACAAGCTGGGTGAGAGACCCCGGAGGCGCAAGTAATGGGGGTGGTTGAGATACTGAAAGGGGAATACGCCGGTCCTGTAAAGTACAAGCACGGTCAAGTCAACAACTACTACAGCCGAGATCAGTACGAAAAGGACGAAGCCTACGCAAATAAGCAGAGAGCTAAGGGGGGTCAGATTACATCTGCCTCGTCGGGTGGGACCTCAAGGGCGATGAGAAGTGTAGGCTCTAGCGGGTTCCAGTTTAGTAGCGTCATGAACGACGCGAGATCCGGCGCGTGGCGGGCAGGTTACAACTCAGGATGGTCGCCGCAAGGATCCTTACAAGCGCTGAACTATCAAACGGGGCTAAAAAACCTAAGCGCCAGTAACAGAAACACAGGTCCCATGCTCGGATTACCCAGTGAGCATTGGATGAAGCAGTTTGGAAAGTACGCTAGAGGACATCAGTCTAATATCACTTGGGCGAGTACTTTGAGTAAGGCCCCGACACCGCAATCGACTTTCGCACCATCACAAAAGTTCAAGAACGAAGTGTTTCAAACAAGGGAGACTAGAAAAGAAGGAGGCTTCAAGAACCTCCCGCAGCATGTGAGGCGATCTACTCTACATCCGAACCTTGCGTACATGTACAAGGAATCGGAGAAGCTACAAGGGGTGGTGAGGAGATCCCCACGACAGCTAATATGATTCTCTTTCTCGATCCAGACCCGAAGCGTGCAGTGCTGGCGCATCAGAGAATGACAGATGAAGACCAGAGTAATACGATCTGGTGCAAGACCGTACTTGAGGCACAGACGACGTTGTGGAACTACCGCCACGAACTGACTCGGGTACATCTAGAACACGACCTTGGCGAACATCCGTATGCGAATACACGGAGCGAAGATTGTGGTATGGAGCTAGTGCGCTACTTGGAGAGACTCAGTGTCCACTACGACAATGAGTTCCCAGCGTACAAGAAGATGGAGTTCATCATCCATACGTGGAATGATCATGCGGGGCCCATAATGGTAGAGAGGCTCCGGAAGATAGGATTGAAAGTAGAACTGAAACCGTTTGGTATGTAATAGGAGCAGCCATGGGCGCAACGAGAGACAAGATCTATGAGAGCTTTGAAAAGAAGAAGAAGGCCAAGGAGACCGGGCCCAACACTCGTACTACGGCTGGTATTGAGACATTCACCAAGCCCGGACACGAAGGTTGGAAGATCGACAAGGGCCCTCCTCAGAAGAAGAGCACTCCCAAGTTCAACCGAACACCTAAACCCCGTGCCACTCCTGACAAGCTGGCAACCAGCACCCCCGTTGGTGGACGCAGCAAGATCAAGAAGGTGACGTTCGACTTTGGTAAGGACGCCAAGGGTAAGGCTATCGGAAAGACCACCGTCGTAGCCCTCGGTAAGAACCCCAGCGCAGCCGCCAAGATCAAAGGCGCCCGCTTGGCTAGAAACCTGAAGCCCACAGGTGGAACAGCCCCGCAGGCCAAGGCCCCGGCTACGTCAGATGCTAAGTGGGGACCGCAGGGTGCATACCGCATGCCCAAGGAAGCTGCCCCGCCCAAGGCTCCCGCCCAAAAAGGCACGTCTTCCTCCGCTAAGAAGATCCTTGCGGCTGTTGGTCTCGCTGGAGCCGCGGTTGCTACTACTCTCGCCATGAAGCCGAAGCGCAACAAGTCCGCTGCTGTCACAGCCGCCAAGGCGCGCAAACCCATCACTACCCCCACCGCACCCGCCGTTGAAAGGGTCAAGCCCTGGAAGGCACCTCAGGTACCCACCGCAGTTAAACCGAAGACAGTGGTAGGGGGGCTTTCGATAGTACCGAAGCCCGTGACTACACCCAAGGCTCCCAAGGCTCCTAAGGCTCCCGAGGCTCCTAAGGCTCCCACTACCGCCGCCCCGGCGACTCCCGCTAAGAAGGGTATCGTCGAAAGCCTCCGTGATGCTTTCAAACCCGAAACTGAGTTTGCTGAGCTTCAGGCAGCGGAGCAGTTGAAGACGAAAACTGTTGCTGCTAAGGTTGAAGCTCCTGCGAGTATCACTACTCCCGTCGACACCTCCGCTGACGTGGAGGCGGCTAAAGCACAGGTCAAGGAGATTGAAGGCCGTCTGGCGAGAACTGTTAAGGCTCCGGGTCGTGCTGCCAAGAAGGTCACCGGTACTGTCAGGACCGCCGCGGCTAAGGTCAAGCAAGGTGTGAAGGACGCCGTTGACCCGAACATCGCAGAGACAGTAGCTGCTCGTAAAGCGAAGGCTAAGGCTCCCGCACCCGCACCCGCTGAGGTTGGTGAGTTTGATCACCTGTCTCCCGATCAACGCGAAGCCCGCGTGCATGAACTTGAGGCACGGATCGAGACCGGTCGAGCAAATCAGGAAGCCGCTAAGGCCAAGAAAGCCAAGCCGCCTGTGAAGCATCCCACAACTGATCTTGCTGGAGACAAGGTGGTAACAGCCACTCCAGAGGAAATCGAAGAGGTCAAACTACGCGACGTAGAGAGCGCCAAGCAAGAGGCCGGTAAACTCGCAGCACGGATCCATGAAGCTGAGAAGGCTCCGAACGTACAGACCGAGGGGATTCTGGAGACTACTCCCGATGAGCGCCGTGTAGGTGAGCAGCGTGTTGAAGGTCGTCGAGACCAGACGACTAGACAAACTAAAGTCGGGGCTACTACTGAAAGCAGAGCCAGAACTATAGGAGCGCAGCAAGGCTCACGTCGTAAGAGAGGCTCAGAGCGCCGTGGTGCGACCCCCGCACCTGAGAAGCCGCTCACCTCGCTTGGCATCGCTGCTGGTAGACCCGAGAGGCGTGTGACTACGACTATCGTACCCGGTGGGAAGCGTCCGTACGACGCTCCCAAGCCGAAGGCCACCCCTGGCCCCGCCATTGGTAACAACGCCGTGACCAAGGTAGACGGTATCCCTGAAATCAAGACACCCAAGATCTCTGAGGGCGACAAGGCCCTCAAGGCAGCGGCTGCGGCCCCGGCTGATCAGGCCATGCTAGGGAAAGAACTGGAGGCTGCTAAGAAACGAGCCGTAGAAATCACCTCGCAGGTTGAAGCTGCGGGGGTAGCGGACACAGCTAACCAGACCTCACGAAGCGCCACCGGTGCCGAGGCCACCAAGACTGCGGCTACGCCTACGAAGTTCACCCCGTGGACCGAGGAGCAGTACAAGGCTTCCACACCGGAGTCTCGCGAAGCCTACAAGGAGCAGCTCGCTAGGGTCGTTGAAGGTGAGTCTTCCAAGGAAGCAGGGGCGCGGAAGAAGGCCACTCAGAAGTTCTACACGGACAAGCAAGCGAGGGGTACTGGAGAGTATCAGAAGGGCAGTCCCGGTATGAAGGGTTACATGCAAGATACTAAGGTGAGCCCCGAAGTGGCCGGTGCTAAGGCAGCGCCAGAGCCTGCGACTCCGGTCTACAAGGCCCGCCGCCCCACCGAGGAACTCATGAAGGAGCAAGGTGTCGAGGCACGTACGATGCCATCCAAGGAAGCGCCTGAGACTGACGCAACCACAGAGGATTGGGAAAAGAAGAAGAGGAACGCTGAGGCTACCCGCACTCCGCTGGAGCAGGCCAAGCTGGAAGCCAAGGAGATAGGCATCCAGATCGCCGAGACCGAGGCTGGCAAGAACACCCTAGGAGCGAAGATCAAGGAAGCGGCTGGCGTCCCTGAGACGCTCACCGCCGACATGGCTGACTTCAAGGGTAAGAGAATCGTTCAGTCTATCCTCGGAGGTGAAGGTGAGTTTGAGACTACCATCCTTGAAGGGGATGCCCTAGAAGAGACAGTCTTGAAAGCCCAAGAGGATCTACGAAAGGGTGTAGATCGCAGATCCGGAGAAGCTACACGCCGGGACTTCAAAACCCGCTCTACTGCTATTGAAGCGAGTGAGCTGATCGCAGGCTCAGAGCGAGGCGAACTCCCTGGTGACAAGCAGGTAGGTGCCAAGAAGGGCTCCCGCCGTGAGAAGCAAACCGGTGGAGACCGACGCCAGAAGGGTTCGACTTGGAAGCCTGTGGACATCGCCGCCGAGATTGCGAAGCCCGCGAACGAGAGGCCCATGGGTCTCCCGGATAGACGCGGTGCGACCTTGCTGGACTTGCCGCAGGAAGAGGTGTTCGAACTCAAGGATTCTGCTGAGCGTGGTGATCCCATCGCCAAGGAGACCTTGAAGCAGTACAGAGCCGAGTTGAAGGGCGTGCAGCGAGAGCGGCGTGCTGCTGATACGGCACCGCGAGAAGCTGCGGCGAGGATCAATGAACTTGAGCACAAGATCGAAGGCACCGGTAAGACTAAGACTACTTCTGTATGGGACCCGAAGGCAGAGGTCCGGATCCCCGCAACGCAGATGAATGTGAACGCTGACCTCATGCCTGAGGTCGACGTGTACAGCGGAGACCCTGTGGTGGCTAACACCGCTGAGCGCATGGACAAGCGGATCGCTGACCTCACGAAGCGGAAGATAAACAGCCCCCCGGCTACGGCTGAAGTGATCGAGAAGACCCTTGTGAAGCTCAGGCGACAGCGGGAAGGACTCCCGCCCGTGGCCAACAGAGTCCCGAACACCCGCCAGTTCCCGACCGCAGCCTCCGAGCAGATCGAAGGCGCACAGGTTCCGGGTGAGAAGGTCATCCCCCGCTCTGAGAGGCGCAAGCATGTACGAGGACTGACAGGCGAACGGAACGTCCCTGTGACCGGTGAACCTCAACAGAGGAAGCAGGCCACTCCGCGTGGACCCATCACGGAGCCTCGGACACGCCCGCATGTTGGGCCGCAACGTGGCAGCGTGACTATCCCCGCCCCCGACCTCTCGGTCGGTGAGAGAGTGGAACGCGCAAGGCCCTCACACTGGGATGCTGAGAACCCGAACATGTGGAAGGAGTCTCTGACCAGGGGAGGCTACACACCTCCGACAGTCACCAACCCCGCCGTAGGGGCACACGTTGGTGAGAACATCTGGTCACGGATGAGCAAGGCTGCGGTACGAGGAGCCACAGGCAGAGGGGCTAAGAAGGCAGGAGCCATAGGGCTCGGTCTTGGTGTTGGTACTGCCGCTTTCATGGTACCTGATGTCGCTAGCGCCTGGGTAGACGCGCCCGGTGGGACAACAGAAAGAATCAAAGCCCTCGGCGAGCAGTCACTTGAGTCGGGTATCGAAGTCGGTGCTAGTCTGGCCGTCTTCTCAGGCTTGGTAAAGGGCGCACAGGCGGCTGCTCCTGTCCTCGCACCTGCTATCGGGGCGGCAGCACACCTTGGTGGCTCTGCGATTATCGGAGGCATAGCTGGTACAGCAGCGGGCGGTATCTACAACAGAGTCAAGGCGGTGCGGGATAAGAACCGACGAGATGCCGCGTTCGCTAAGGAGAAGTACGGGACTGTCGAAGCAGCCACCCGCACACGTAAGGGGCTGAAGGCAGACGGGACCCCCATGACGCTTAACGACACCGAAGAGATCGCTCGGCGGTGGGAACGTGAAGCAGCAAAACTAAAGCGCCGAGGCGTAAAGGAGTAACTAATGGCATTGTTTACACAGAAGAAGACGTTGGCAGATTTGAAGAAGAAGACCGCGACCACCCCGGCGAAGAAGACTGCACCGGCAAAGAAGACCACGGTACCGGCGAAGAAGACCACGACCGCCCCAGCGAAGAAGACCACGACCGGGGCGACACCCAAGCTGTCAGGCAAGACACCCACTACCGGGCACGATCCGGCGGGTAAGAAGACAGGCGCTACGGAGACCAAGCATGGTTCGACCTATGACTACCGCAAGGGGTCACAGGCCAAGAAGCCCGCCATGGAGATCGCCAAGAAGTCCTCGGCTAGGGACATCAGGAAAGCAACCAGAAAGAAACGAGCGGCTGAGCGTAAAGCAGCTCGGATAGCCAAGCGTGATGCCCGAAAGGCCAAGGCAGCAGCCAAGAAGAAGGCTCGAATCCAGCTCCGTGATAAGAAGAAAGCAGCACGATTGGAGAAGAAGTAATGAAACCGAAAACAAAGACTCTGAAGTCCCAAGGCAAGGCCCCCAAGGCCGAGAAGAAAGAAGAGAAGAAAGACGAGAAGAACATGAGCAAGAAGGACAAGTTCAAGGCCATGCTTGAGAAGTGGAAGGCCAAGAAGAAAGGTAAGAAGTAATGCTGGACAAGGAACAAGAGCCCAAGAAGAAGAAGAAAGGTCTCCTCCCTAAGATGGGACTGGACGAGGGCTCTGTAGCGCACGC